ATGTGAGGTATCGTCATGGTTGACGGCAAAAACTGTTCTATCCGACCACGAACAAGATCCGCAACCCGAAGAACGAGGGCTCGATGCCCGTCGTCAACGGCAACATCATCAATCCGCCGACGATGGCGCAGATCGGTGGCATGTCGTCGGCTGACAAGGCTGGCCTGCGCGATCAGGTCCGCAGCATGTTGATCGTCAAGCCGGGCGCATCGACGCGGCGCGTGCCGTTCTCCGGCGGACAGTCGTAAGTCAGAACGTAGGGGGCACGTATGGCTGACCTTGAAAGCATGTCGCAGGAGGAACGGGATCGCCTCGCGCGGTTCGCGAACTCGCTGCTGTCGAACACCGAGACATCGAAGGAGGCGCGGCGTCTTGCGAAGAAGCTCGACCCGAACTTCCAGACGCCCGACCTCGACCTCGATGACCGGATCAACAGTGTCCGCGAGGAGGAGGCGAAGAAGCGCAAGGAGCTCGAAGACAAGCTACTGGCCGATCAGCTTGATCGCCGCCGGTCGGCAGAGCACGAGAAGATCCGCGCGGCTGGGGAAGACCCGGAGTACATCGAGAAGCTGATGACGGAGAAGCGCATCGGCTCGTACGACACCGCGCTTTGGATAGCGCAGAAGGAGCGGGAGTCTTCTGCTGCGACACCTCCTTCGATGTCGGGTCGTCTGGAACTTGAAGGCGACACCGCCAAGGATTTCTGGAAAGACCCGAGCAAGACCGCCGCGAAAATCGCGCATCAGGTCATTGACGACTTCAAGAAGCAGGGATTCAGAGCAAGGTAACCAAGGGGCACCGTTAGAGGGCAGCGGCGCGCTTAACAGGACAGAACAGGAGCGATTTCCATGCCCGTGCAAGGAACCGGAATTATCCCCAGTGGTGCAGCGTACACCCAGTTAAACGCTCTCACTCGTCGCGCCTACATCCCGAAGATGTACGTGCAGATCTACAACTCATCGCCCACCATTGCGGCGATGTTCGCTGACGCGCACACAGCAAGTGGCGGTGTCTCGTCGGTCACGGTTCCCGTGCAGGGTAACCCGATGGTCCAGACCCAGTGGACGGACTACTCGGGTTCATTCAACCAGCCGCCCGACTTGCAGGGCGCGTATCCGGCCGAGTTCAACCTCAAGGCCATCGTGACCCCGATCCCGTTCCTCGGCTTCGAGGGCGCGGTGCAGATGGATCACGCGGTCGTCCCGATCATCGAAGCTCGCATGAACGATGCGACGAACTCGATGAAGGACGGACTGGCGCAGGCGTTGTTCAACAACGTCACCACGACCTCGCAGCTCGTCGGGTTGCCTGGCGCGATTGACGACGGCACGAACGCCGCGACGTACGGCAACATCAACCGCAACGCGAATCCGTGGTGGCAGGCGAAGGTCTACACCGCATCAGGCGCGCCGACGCGGCAAAAGGTGTTCCAGTACATCGTCGGCACGGCGAAGAACGGCGCCGAGATGCCGACCTTCGGCGTAATGGGGCCGGGAACCTTCGCCTCGCTCTCCAACGACTTTATCGGCGTGGTCGGATCAGCGGGTGGCGAGATCTACAACGTCAACCCCGGCTCTGGATTCGACACGGATGCCAACAAGCCGCGCAGCGCGTTCCGCGCGCTCGACGTGGCCGGCGTCCCGATCTACGTCGATGTGTATTGCCCGGAAGGCACGCTCTACCTCATCAACACGAACTATCTCAACTTGTACGTCCATGAGATGGCAGCGTTCGCCTTCACGGGCTTCGAGTCACTTGTGTCGAACTACCAACTCGGGTACATCGGCCTTGTGGTGACGCTCTGCGAGTTGGTTCTGGCGAAACCCAAGACGTGCTCGCGTGTTGGCTCGTTTACTTTTTTGACTATATGACGGCCTTCATGCGGCGCCCGCGCAAACTGTTCACAGAAAAAGAATGCTTTATGCGCCACGTCGAAGTGGTGACTGAGAGCGGCTGTTGGATTTGGACTGGATGTTTGCTTGAAGGCGGGTACGGCTGCTTCGATCATAGAGACAGAAAGACCAGAACAGCGCACCGAGCTTCATATGAGATGTTCAAAGGGCCAATCCCATCTGACAAGATGGTTCTCCATTCATGCGACGTACGTTGCTGCGTGAATCCGAATCATCTTCGTCTGGGGACTCACTCTGACAACATGCGTGATAGGACTAGTCGCGGGCGAACGGCGAGAGGGGACAGACACGCCAGCCGAACTAAGCCGGGGAGATTGCCTACTGGCGACAGTCATTGGAATTGCAGATTGACCCCGGAAGAAGTCAGGGAAATTCGGCAATCGGACGAGTCTCAATCATCTCTAGGTCGCCGGTACGGCGTGTCTGTCCAACAAATTCACAGGGTGGTGCACAGGAAATCCTGGGCACACTTGGAGTAACGCAACATGTCAATCCTCAAGACCACTGAACTCGGTTTCGAGCTTCAGGCCGAGCAGACAATCGCACAGTTCGTGATTCCGGCCGGTGCCGGCGCGACGTTTGCCGCAGCGAACAACATCGGTACGGTGACGTTCAACGCGGCGCATGGCCTGACCATGACGCCGGCAGCGAACGTGCCGCCCAACTACTTCATCAAGTTCGGCGGCTCGACCTCCGGCCTGTCGGGGACCGGAATCCTCGTCGGCAACACGTTCCGAATCCTGTCGATCCCGTCAACGACGGCGATTACGATCTACACGACGATCACGGCGGCGACAGTCACATCCTTGACCGGCATCCCCGTGTTCTATCCGTGGCTGATCGCGCAGCCGCTCTCGGGCTTCACGGGCGGACCGACGCAGACGATCTCTACGGTCGTCACGCCGCAGCCGCCGGCGCTCATCGCACCGGCGTTCATGCAGTGCGTGCTCGGAGCGAACTGCTCAATCAACTACTATCCGGCGATGAACAATCTCCCGCTGGATGGCACGAGCGGCAACACTCCGGCAACGGCGCCGACCTCGCGTGTCGTGGTAGCGGCCAGCAATAGCTGGCAGGGCATGATGTTCCCGTACACGTACGAGATCGCGGCGGCGGGGACGACGGCAAACAGCTTCTTCAGCATCGTTACCTGATCGGTTTGTAAGGGGGCTACATGGCGATCAATTTCGATGACTATGTGAGGGTTAAGAACGGCACGCTGCGTCATATCGTCGGCCGGTACGATGGGATCGACTACAAGTTCCCGCCGGGCAAGAGTCGTGACGTACCCGTAGCCGTTGCGGCCCATGTGTTCGGGTTCGGGAGGGACGAGAAGTACAAGGAGTCGGTGTTCGCGCGCCTTGGCTGGGCCACGAACAGCGAGCAGATGGATGCTGCCAGGGAAGAACTTGCCAAGATCACCTTCGACCCCGTTCCCCCTGTGCCCGGATCAGACGAGTACGAGACAGAAGACGAGACGGTGATCGAAGACACGGTGCCGTCTCGTAACAACGGATCGGCAACGTCGGCCCCCTCGGCACTGTCGGTGGGAGACGCGGGGGGACGGGAAACCGCCCCTCCGCGCAACTCTCAGCGAAAGACGCTGGAGGATGACGACCAGATTTGATAGAGGAGAGGCTACTTGGGTGCGCTCAGTACATACACCACTCAGGTACAGCGACTCCTCCACGACCAGAACTTCGCCTTCTGGCCGCAAGCTGAACTGACGGACTACATTAACGAGGCCCGCAACCGGGTCGCGGAAGATACCAAGTGCCTGCGTCAGCAGGCCACCAGCATCTCGATCCTGGTAGGTGTCGAGGCGTACAACATTGCCGCGACCGTCCCGACCATCGGGGCGCAGGTCGTGGACATTATGAACATCAACCTGTACTGGGGCCAGCGGCGCTATCCGCTGCTCTACTACTCGTGGAGTGAGTTCACGGCCAAGCTGCGCGCGTACAACAATTATCAGTCTAAGCCAATCGCGTACACGAGGGTCGGAGCAACGCAGGTCTACGTCGCCCCCATCCCCGATCAAACGTACGTGTCCGACTGGGACGTTGCGATCACGCCTCCTCCACTCGTGTCTGACGCGACGATAGAGACTATCCCCATCCCGTTCCAAGAGCCGATCCAGTATTACGCCGCGTACAAGGCGAAGTTCAAGGAGCAGGCGATGGCCGAGGCCGCGATGTTCAAGAAGGAATACCTGACGAACCTTCTGATGTGTGCGCGCTCGTTCCAGACCCGTATCATCCCCAACATCTACGCCTAGTCAGGCACTGTGAGGATGGCCGGTGGCTCAGAAGAACGAGGTACAAGGCGAGGAACCGCGACGCACTAAGATTTTCCGCGAATGGAAGGGCGTCAACACGCAGGCGTCCCGGCTGTCGATCCCGCAGGATGCGTTCTACAACCTTGAGAACATCATCCCGATAGGAGCTGGCAACTGCCACACGGTCCCGAACATCTCTGCCGCGCTCTTTGACTACACGGCGGACCAGCCGTACTGGATGCAGTTCGCGACGATCAACGGTATCGACTACCTGATCGTCTTTGGCAACACCGGCAAGGTGTTCGCTTACAACATCGTCGGCGGCACATCGGCGCAGATCAACGCCGGGCACTTGCTGTCAGGCGCGAACTCAAGGATGGATCAATGGAAGAACTCGGTCATTCTGTTCATCGACTCGACCGGGTACTACTCGTGGGACGGGGCGACGTTCGCGCCGATCACGGGCGCGGGAGTGCCGTCATACGGGGACGACATCGCGGTGTACTCCGGCCGCGTGTGGATCGCGCAGGGCCGTGTCATCACGGTATCGGGTGCGAACGACTATTCCGCGGCGAGCTTTACGGTGGCGAATGGGGCGGCTTCGGTCAACCTGACTGACCCTCAGATACGCGGCAACGGCATCGTCAGGCTGTTGAGCGCGAACGGGTATCTCTACATCTTCGCCCGCTCGTCCATCAACATCATCAGCGATGTCTACGTGCCGGTGGACTCGACCGGAGCCGCTATCGTTCCGCAGACCCCGGTGTTCACGAATCTCAACGTCCAGGCGATGATCGGGACGGATCACCCCGGCAGCGTGTTCGCGTTCGGTCGAGACATCATGTTCGCCAACCATTATGGGGCGTACATCCTGCGCGGCATCACTGCCACCCGCCTGTCAACCGACATCGACGGGACATGGCAGTACATCAACAAGTCAGGCACCGCGGACTTGTCAGGCGGCGCGGCGACGGTGCAGAACATCCTGAACGCTTGTTTCCTGTTCCAGCGGTTGAACGACCCCGTATTCGGATCAAACACGGTCGTCGCCTGCTGGTTCGATGGGAAGTGGTGGTTCACGAACTACGGGTCGTTGACGTTCATCACGCAGGCTTTGGTGGGCAACGTCCCGCAGTTGTTCGGGTTCATCGCCAACAAGCTGTACCAGTTGCACGCTGACAACACGACTGCGCCAAATACAGTGTGGTCAACGGCCCTGTGGCCGATGGACGACCCTCTTGCTGACAAGCAAGTCCTGCGAGCTGGCTTTGAGGTCACGTCCTCACTGCTGTCATCTCAGAGCAATTTCACGCTGACGGTCGATACACCTACCGGGTCTGTATCAGCACCAACGATCAACCAGATCGGTTTCGTGTCGTGGATCAATAACACTGGCGCAATCGTACAGTGGGTCAATAACGTCAGCGCGGTAGTCAACTGGTTCAATATTGGCTACACGCTCTACAATTCCAGCTCGCCGTCCGGTTTCTCTAAGTACGTTGGGTTGACCGGCACGGCAGTCGGAGCTAACTACGAGCTTCAGTCGATCTCGATGGATTACAAACTCAGGGCAAGGTGGGTATAGCATGGCTGGCAACATCACGATCACCAATACGTTCGCGTCGCAGGCCGGGCCGATCCCCCTGTCTCAGCTTGACTCGGACTACGCCCAGTTGGTCACCGCGCTCAACACGAACGCGACGTACGCGAACTACTACGCAGACTCGTCCGGCGTTGCGAACACGATCACGGTCACGATCAACAGTCCCCAGGTGTTCTCGTACACGACCGGCGTGTCACTCGATGTGAGGATTGCGAACGCAAATACTGGCGCGACGACGCTCAACGTCAATGCTCTTGGGGCGAAGCCGGTCACGAACAGCGATGGAACTGCATTGATAGCGAACCAGTTGCTCGTAGGTCAGATCGCTACGTTGCAGTACGACGGCACTAACTTCCAGTTGAAGTCGGTGGCTTCTGGCGGAGCGTTAACTTTTAAGCAACTCACAGTCGGGCCTCCTGCTAGCGGCATTTCTTTGCTGGTCAATGGCATTGCTGGCGGACTTCCTGCTATCAACATTTCTGCTCCTGCTGGTGTTGCTCCTCAACTTAATTTGTCGCAGTCAGGGCAGCAGCCAGTCGCTATATACAACGACAATTCGTTGAACGATCTTGTGTTCTTTGTGAATGGTGCAGTAAGGCAGAGAATAGCAAGTGCTGGCAACGTCTCAATCAACGCTCCGAGCGGCGGGACAACGCTCGCGCTTCTTGGCCTCCCCGGAGCAGATAATCTCACGGTCAGCGCGGCAGGACAGGCCACCGGCAAGTTCATCAATTCGACCAATTCTGTCACGAACTTCATCGGTGCGGACTCCACCACCGGGTTCATAGGGACGGTCACCAACAACGATTTCGTCATCTATGCGAACAGTTCGGTACGCATGAGAATTGGTGCGAGCGGTGACATCACTTCGCGCGGTGTGGCGATCTGCAAGTACAAGGCGGCAGATACCAGTCGCAGCAGCGTTACGGTTCCAGCAAATGATCCCGACCTCGTGTACGCAATACCCGGAGCTGGGACATACCAGTACGAGTTCCTGTGTTACCCGGTCCAAGCCTCTGCCGGAGCTGTCGGCATCGGTTGGAACTTCAACTACAGCGGAACATACGACAACGTGGCAAGCCTGAACTGTATAGACCAGAACGGCACCACGCAGGCTTTGATGGGCAACGTGGGGGTATCGAGCAACGTGACCAACGTGTTTTCCACTTTGGGAGCATTTAACTCTGTCCGAAGCGGCTCTATTAGGGCGACCGGCACGTTGGTTGCTACCGGAGCAGGGACGTTTGGGTTCTCGTGGGCGCAGAACACGGGCAGCGCCACCGCGCTGATAATTGGAAAGGGGTCGTACCTGAAGATTACTCAACTGAGCTGACCATGAACATTCCTCCTTGGCTCGAGCGCATCACGTCGTTCCTGCAAATCCCCGCGTGGGGCAGGGTGGCCGTGATCGCG